GCTAATGGTGAAGTATCTGAGCATAAGATAACACCAGGTGTCGAGTACGCTTTCGAGTTAAAGTATGGCGCAGGAATTAGCAAAGTCCTACGTGACCACGAACGGCAGACCGAGATTTATTACTTGGCGCACGAGTGCTTACGTAGGGCTAACGTTACTGTACCTGTGTTTGGTGTCGAGTTTATTGACAGTCTAGAAACTGTCGAGGTATTAGACGAAGAAAAAAAATAGTACAGCGTGATTCTACGCTCTACGCGATAGCTAGTTTGTCCGTAGAGCTAGGGATCGCGCCTAGTGAGTTTATTAACATGGACTCCGAGATGTTAAAGGCTATTGTGCAAGTCTTACAAGACAGAGCTAAGGAGATCAAAAATGCCAGTAAACGTAACAGGCATTAAAGAGATGAAAAAAGCCTTAGGCGAAGTAGACAAAGATTTATTAAAAGATGTACAAGCACAAATAAGAGCAGCTATGTTGCCTATTAGAGATAAAGCCAGAGGTTACGCTCCAGCGGATTCAGAAGTATTATCAGGCTGGACTAAAAATGCCGGGCTAGTCGGCCCAATGAAGTACCGCACCTTTCCTAAATATAACCGTGCTCAGGTAGTAGAGGGAATTAAATACAGTGCAGGTAGAAATAAACGTAATAGAGCTGGCTGGGCTGCTGCTAACTACATATCTAATAACAGCGCACCAGGTAAAATCTATGAAATTGCAGGTCGTAAGTCAGGCCCAGGTGGTGCACCTTGGATAGGCAGAGATGTAAGTGAAACTGATCGAACTATATCTCACTCCAATAATCCTAATGCAGGCAGACAATTTATAGCAGCAATGCCAGAATTAGTTAATGCTAGGCCACAAGGTATGTCTGGCAATAACAGAGGTTACAAGCAAAAGGGAAGACTTATATTTAGAGCTGCATCCGAGGAGCAAGGCAAGGCCATGGCTCACATATTAAAAGCATTAGATGACACTGCCGCAAAGTTTGTAAAGCGCACCGAAATTAGGAAGGCAGTAAATGGCTAATTTAATTTTCTCGATCCTTTCCGAATATAATGGTAAGGGTCTTGCTAAAGGTAAGAAAGATTTAACAGCCTTTGAGAAGCAAACTAAAGCACTGGGTAAAACCCTTGCTAAGACTTTAGGTGCTGCAGCCCTAATATCCTTTGGTAAAAAAGCAGTAAAAGCATTTATGGCCGATGAGGCAGCCGCTAAGTCTTTAGCTACACAGTTACAAAATATGGGCTTTGGCTTTGCCACTGTTGAGGTAGAACGTTACATAGCCAGTTTAGAAAAGAGCACTGGTGTATTAGATGATTATTTACGTCCGGCTTTACAAAGTTTAATTACAGCTAGTGGATCATTAACACAAAGTCAAAGAGGCTTAGCAATAGCATTAGATGTAAGTGCCGCTACTGGTAAATCGGTGCAAGAAGTAAGCATGGCACTTGCTAAAGGATTCTCAGGCCAGACTACAGCGATCTCTAGATTAGGTGCTGGTATTGATGCGGCCACCTTGAAAACTGGCGACATGAATAAGATCATGGCTTTGTTAGAAAATAGATTTAGAGGCCAAGCTTTAGCTCGATTAAATACTTATGCTGGAAAGATGGATTTATTACAGGGTGCGGCAGCTAGAGCATCAGAGACTATTGGCGAAGATCTAATAAATTCTATAGCGTTACTTTCTGGAGCAGACGGAGTACAAGGCGCTGCTGATTCTATGGAAAATTTCGCAACTAACATAGGTAATGCTGTTTACGGCTTATCAATTTTAATTGCTCAAACTAAAGAATTTGTTGGACTTAATAAAAATCAAGATAGTTTTGCAAATAAGTTTTTACAGTTCCAACTTACTGGTGGAGTTCTTGGCCTAGGATTTCAAGCACTAGCTAATAAAGGTGCATCGGCTAAAGCGGCTCAAACTCAAACTAACGTAGGTGGTTATGGTGGTATTCCCACGGCTATGGAAGCAGTGCGACTTAAAGAATATTATGCAATTAAAAATGCTATTGCTTTGCGTAAGCAGGAAAATGCCGCATTAAAGGCTAAGACTGCCGTAGATCAATTACGAGACAAGTTTGACCTAGAGCGCATCGGACTTACAGCTGCATTAAACGCTGCTACAGATGAAGAGACTAAACTACGTTTGAAAGCACAGTTAGCCATATTAGATAATAACGAGGCTTTGGCTAAGAAGTTACTAGCAGAGATGGAAGCGGCAGAGGCTGCTAAAAAATTGGCAACTGCTTTAGGTACAATCGGTGATGCAACTATTGAATATTTTAAAAAACTATCAGAATCATTAGTAGGCACTATGGCTTACTTTAATATGAGCATGCAACAAATATTGGCTGAAAGACTTAAAGAATCTGGTAAAACTTCTTTAGGTGGTGGCATGACTGGTGGCGGATTTACACCATTGACAGCTGGTTACTTCCAAAATCTAGGTACTCAATTACAAGGATCATCCGCTTATGCTGGCATGAGTGCTGCCGAAATATCATTAGAAAGAGCTAGAGAGTCTGGTAATAGATCTTTAGATGTGTCCTTAACAGTAAACACGGCACAGACAGGTGATAGATTTGCACAGTTAATTGCCGAAAGTATTCAGGTTGCTGGGCGTAGTGGATATAGCACCACTGGCGCAGGACAATTACCGTAATGGCTGTACCAGTAATAAATGCAATAATTAACTTTAGCACTGGGCCTAGTTTTGCAGAAGCTTTCATAATTGGATCTGGAATATTTGGTACAAACGTATTAGCAGATTCAACAGCTGTAATTGTAGATGTGTCTAACCAGGTAAATCGTATTGAAACTAACCGAGGCCGTACAGCACTATCAGATCAATTCCAGACAGGCGCACTTACTTTACGCCTTACCGATCAGTCGGGTGATTTCAATCCCCAGAACCCATCGTCGCCGTATTTTCTTCTTTTAACACCTATGAAGAAGGTGCAGATTACTGCAACATTTAATGGTGTCACTTATCCCATCTTTTCGGGATTTATTACGTCTTATGTAACTACGTACCCAAGTGAATCGGATGACACTGTAGCCATTACCACAATACAAGCTGTAGATGCATTTAGATTAGCCCAGATAGCACAGATCAGCACAGTTGCAGATTCTGCTGCTGGACAATTATCTGGCACACGTGTAAATAAATTATTGGATTGCATATCATGGCCACAGTCAATGCGTGATATAGACGCAGGTCTTACTACTATGCAGGCAGACCCAGGCACTAACCGCACAGCCTTGTCAGCTCTGACCACAGTATCTAATTCTGAATATGGCGCACTATATGTAGATGGTTATGGCTCATTTGTATTCCAAGATAGAGCAGTAACAGTTGGATCTATTGGCGCAACACCGACAATTTTTGCGGACAACGGCACAGGCATAGTTTATTTTGATGCAAGTTGGACACTAAATGATGTGCTTATATTCAACAAAGCCACTATTACTAGGACTGGCGGCACTGCACAGGTAGCATCTAATCAAGCATCTATAGATAAATACTTTTTACACAGTTATTATTTAGACAGTTTACTTATGCAGACCGATGCTGTAGCCCTAGATTATGCCCAGGCTTATGTCGCCAGTAGAGCTGAGACCACGATCAGATGTGATGCCATAGTCCTAGACCTATACACGCCTAACTATGACACAGGGGTAGTCGCAGCCCTAGACCTAGATTTTTTTGACCCTATAACGATTATTACTACTCAGCCAGGTGGATCTTTGCTCCAGAAGACCCTACAGATTTTTGGTGTACGCATGAACATAACACCAAATAGTTGGAAAACAACCTTTACAACACTAGAACCTGTCATAGATGGGTTTATAATAGGCAACGTAGATTACGGTGTCTTAGGGCAAAACGTACTTTCTTATTAAGGAGATATAATGGCAACAGGATTTCCAGCAGCAACAGGTGATGTACTTACCTCTGGCATGTTTAATGGCTTAACTTCATTCACAGTAGGCACTGCTAACACAGTAGATTACACAGCTGTACTTAACGATCAATACCAGGTATTAGAGATAATGAATAAAGCCACTGCTATTGCATTCAAGATTCCTACCGATGCATCTGTTGCATTTCCAGTTGGCACAGCAATTACTGTATTAAATATTGGTGCTGGTGCTTGTACAATTAGTGCAGTAACACCAGGCACTACCACGATATTAAGCAGTGGTGCAACTGCAGCATCACCAACATTAGGACAATATAAATCTGCAGTATGTATCAAAACAGCTGCTAATGCCTGGTATGTAGTAGGCGGAATTGCATAATGATTGCAAATATAGTCGCAAGTATATTAACACCTATTTTTGTGCCACCACTTAAAGTAGATTATTTAGTAGTGGCAGGCGGTGCTGGGGCTGCTAGCGGCGGTGGTGGTGCTGGTGGTTTACGCAGCACAGTTATAAATACTGGTGGTGGTGGAACATTAGAAACTGCTTTAACTTTAAGTACAGCCACTAATTACACAGTAACAATTGGTGGTGGTGGTGCTGGTGGTATAGCAAACATAGCACGTGGTACTAATGGTTCTAACTCAGTATTTTCAACCATAACTTCTACTGGTGGCGGTGCTGGTGCGCCAACATCAGGTGCAGGTAGTGGTACTGCTGGTTCTAATGGTGGCTCTGGTGGCGGTGCAGCAGTAGAAGGTGCAGTTAATTCAGCAGGTGGTACTGGTACAGCTAATCAAGGTTATGCAGGTGGTGATAATGGTTCTAATAGAAGTTCACCATATTCTGTTGGCGCAGGCGGCGGTGCAGGTGCAATAGGTAGCACTGGCGTAGGTGGTGCTAATGGTGGTAATGGTGTAGCTGTTTCTATTACTGGTTCATCTGTGACTTATGCAGGCGGCGGTGCAGGTGGTGCGTTTGATGCTGGCGCAGGTGGAACAGGCGGCACTGGTGGCGGTGGTGGATCAGGTGCATTTCCGAGTGCTGGAACATCCGGTACTGCTAATACTGGTGGCGGTGGTGGTGGTGCATCAGTTTCTACATCAGGTGGATCAGGTGGATCAGGAATTGTAATTCTTAAATATCCAAATATTTATACGATATCAAATCCTGGTGGTGGATTAACGTTATCTACAAGCTCAAGTGGTTCAGATAGTATCACTAGCGTTACAGCAGGTACTGGAAATGTGAGTTGGGCATAATGGCACATTACGCATTCTTAGATAAAAACAATATTGTTACTGAAGTTATAGTCGGTATTGATGAGAAAGAAACTATACAAGGTTTAGATACAGAAACTTGGTATGAAAACTTTAGGAATCAAACTTGCAAGCGCACAAGTTATAACAACAAAATTAGAGGTAATTACGCTGGAGTAGGTTTTACCTATTTACCATTAGAAGATATCTTTATGCCACCTAAATGTCATGAAGAAGCTGTATTAGATGCAAAAGCTGCTAAATGGATCTGTGTAAATACAGAGCATGAGATTGCACCTTGAAGCCTTGGCTATGCGCAGCTGGCACACAGTTAAGAGATCAGATTGATACCTGGTACCCGGATTCTCGCTCTACCAATAGCGGGTGGCTGGGCGACGCTCGTCATGCCGCCAGAAAATCGGATCATAATCCAGATGCAGACGGGTGTGTACGAGCCATTGATGTTGATTCTCGCTTGGATTCATCCGAAGGGATCTCAGTATATCTGGCTGACCAGATCAGAATCTGTGGTAAAACCGATAAGCGCATATCTTACGTAATACATAATGGAATGATTGCTAGCAAGATACTTAATTTTAAATGGCGTAAATACAGAGGTTTTAACAAACACATAAAACACATACACATTAGTTTTACAAAGTTAGGCGATAACAATAGCAAGCCGTTTGATATACCACTACTAGGGGGTAACATATGAAAATCAGTAAAAAACAAAAGGCAGTACTTAAATCCTATGCACGTGGCGTATTAGTGTCATTCTTGACATTCTTAGCTAGTAATGAATTAGGTTTAGATCCAGCAGTGTCTGTAATTGTTGCAGCATTAGCAGGACCGGCAGCTAGGGCTTTAGATAAATCCGATGATGTTTATGGCCTCGGTGCAGATGAAGCATGAGTCCGGCAGAATGGGCAGCCTTTGGCGCTGGCGGTTGCGCCGTGCTAACAAGCGTGCTAATAGGATTACGTTTTTTAGTTAAAGGCTGGCTTAACGAGTTACGTCCTAATGGTGGATCCAGCATGAAGGATCAGTTAACTAGATTAGAAACGCGTGTTGATGATCTGTATTCTTTAATAGTTAAGAGACAATAAACACATGGCGGATACAAGACGTAAGCGTAAGAAGATCAATAGGCGTGTGGTGCGTAAATCACCAGAGCCATTATCTAAGTTAGATCAGCATTATATTGCTATGAATGAAATCTTCAAGGCTGCAAAGAAGGCTGGCTTTAGTGACAGCTGTGCTTTGTACTTTGTATCAGATCGGGCAACCATGCCTAACTGGGTAGTTGGTGATGGCGGCATCATACCTAGTATCGATCCTACAGAAGAGGATGAAGATTAAGCGTTGGCTAGTAATATCCGATTTACAGATCCCATACCATCATGAGCAAGCAGTCAAGAACGTCATTAAGTTGGCAAGACGTGAAAAATTTGACGAGGTTTTATGTGTTGGCGATGAGATTGATTTTCAGACAATTAGCAAGTGGGCCGAGGGCACACCTTTGGCTTATAGTCAGACTCTTAACGAAGATCGTGCAGCTTGTCAAGACATTCTTTGGGATCTTACCGAGCATAGTAAACAAGCTAGCGTTATCCGCTCTAATCATACTGATCGCCTTTACAGTACTTTACTAAAAGCACCTGGCCTTATAGGTTTACCAGAGTTGCAATACCCTAAGTTCATGGACTTTGCTGGCATGGGCATTGACTATTACAAAACAGCATATGAATTTCATCCGAATTGGGTGCTCTGCCACGGGGATGAGGGCAGTATGAGTCAGCATGCAGGTATTACAGCTCTTAACCTTGCTAAAAAATGGGGCAAATCGGTCATAGCAGGACATAGCCATAGACTGGGCATGAGTGCCTATACAGAAGC